TACATGGGTAGTGATGGAAACCTAAGAGTTAAGAAAGAAATTCTTTGTGCCATGTCTGGTATCACAACAGGTAATACAGCTGGTGGTAAAACATATCCAAACATCTCCTTGGCAAATTAATTTATGACATAATATGAGATTTGATGAATTGAATGATGATAATTTCATCCTATTCGCGATTAAAAATTATGAAAACCCACAAGCAGTAACCAAAGATGATTTTGATAAAGATCTAAATCATTTCAAATACATCAAGAGGTTACTAAAACGGTATAAAAATACTGGGGTTCTAAAATCGCATTTACTATTAAACCATTTTATTGTACTTTATAATATTTTTGGTGAAGCAACGACACCTATGTTGTTCTTCAAAATAGATGAAGACTTGTGGCCTTGTATGAAAGCATTTGTTATGTTTCTTAATAGATTCCCAGAGTATCCAAAGACACGCATCCATGATATCATAGTTGATATCGATTGTTTAAAAGAACTAAACAGAATCTATCATGACCAAACCGCTAAACAAGGTAATTAGTCTCATAAAAGAGATGATGGTCGCCAATGCTGCTGGCACTGGTGGTGGTTTTAGTGGTTCTGCTGATGCAAAAGGCCCTACAGCAGGGTTAGATCCCGTAATGAAACCAAGAAAAAGGTATATTTACCAACGAGGATTGAGAAAGAATTGGAAGAAGAAGGATGGATAATAATAACGCACTACTCGAAAGACTAGAGAAAGTCATTGATACCCTGAGTGATAACTCAATCAAGATGGGTCAAATGCTTGCTGTACATGATGAAAAATTAGAAAAACAGGATAGAATTGATGCAGTTTTGTTTGAAAAGATCAAACAAGTAGATGAAAAACTAGATAAACACGCAACAGATATTAAAAAAGGATGTGAAAGAGACATAATGTTAGTAGATAAACGTCTCAGAACCATCGAAAAGAAGATGTGGAGCATCTTTGGAGCACTCAGTATCATAAGTTTTATCGTATCTCCCATTGGCCAGAGGTTTATAAGACCATTGTTGACACCTCCAACACAAACAAGTATAATAAATTCACAGTAGTTTCTTGTGAATGGATCTCGTTGATTCCAAATATATTAATCTAGTATCTTCAAGATTACAGAAGTTTAAGAGAGTAAAACCAGATTTATATAACTTCAGATGCCCTATTTGTGGTGATTCTAAGAAGAATAAAAGCAAAACTAGGGGATATCTTTATGCAATTAAGGCAAATGTTAACTTCAAATGCCATAATTGTGGTGCTTCTATGTCTTTAAATAACTTTCTAAAGACATTAGACCCTGTAATACAGAAACAATATGCCTTTGAAAAGTTTAAAGATGGTCATACTGGTCGTAATTTTGTAGTAGAAGAACCAGAATTTAAGTTTGAAACACCAAAGTTTTCTCCAAAGATGGATCTACCAAGAGCATCGGAAATTTCTGCTGCAAAATTATATCTTGAGAAGAGAGGGTTAGATCCTACCAAGTTTTATTATACTAACAAGTTTAAAGCATGGGTAAATACATTAGTTGATAAATTTGATAACATAGAGTATGATGAGCCTAGGATTATTATCCCTTTAATATATGAAAACCAACTTATTGGGTTCCAAGGCAGAGCTCTAGGCCCTAACTCGGTTAAATATATTACTATCATGCTTGAGGAAAATGCTCCAAAGGTCTATGGAATAGATAAGATCAATGAAAAAGAACCCATTTACATTGTTGAAGGCCCGTTTGATTCCCACTTCTTGGATAATTCCGTTGCGATGGTTGGGGCTGATCTTGATACTCGGCCGTTTGGTTGGAGCAATTATATTTGGGTTTTTGATAACGAACCTCGTAACAGAGAAATCGTCAACAGAATCTCAAAAACCATTAGCAGAGGAGATAAGGTAGTAATATGGCAAAAACATGTTGAGGAAAAGGACATAAATGACATGATGTTAAGTGGACATAATGTTCAATCTCTGGTAGAATCAAACACCTACCAAAAACTAGAAGCAACTCTTAAATTAAAGGACTGGAAAAAGGTATGAGTAACGGAACAAACGTAAAGAAAAGAGATGGTTCAGTTGAACCTCTTAATTTGGAGAAACTCCATAAGATGGCAGAGTCAGCATGTGAAGGTCTTGCAAATGTCTCTACTTCTCAAGTAGAAATTAATAGTGGTTTACAATTTTATGATGGCATCTCTACTAAAGAGATACAAGAGATTCTTATTAGATCTGCATCAGATTTAATTCATCTAGATACTCCAAACTATCAGTATGTTGCTGCACGTTTACTTCTATTCTCATTGAGGAAGCAATTATATGGTGTTCAATGGGATCTTCCAAAATTCTATGACCATATTAATAGTTGTGTAGACGAAGGAGTATATGATGCTGATGTCCTGTCTAAGTATAGTAAAGAGGAACTAGATACCTTAGGAGAATACTTAGACCATGAACGTGACTTTATGTTCACGTATGCAGGACTCAGACAAGTAGTTGACAAGTATCTTGTACAAGATAGATCTACTGGAAAGGTGTTTGAGACACCACAGTTCATGTATATGATGATAGCAGCGACTATGTTCCAAAACTATCCAAAGGAATCACGTATTAATTACATCAAGAGGTATTATGACGCAATCAGCAGACACAAAATCAACATCCCAACACCGATTATGGCGGGAGTCAGAACCCCCATTCGCCAGTTTGCAAGTTGTGTTCTGGTTGATATTGATGACACCCTCGATAGTATCTTTAGTAGCGATATGGCTATTGGCAAGTATGTCGCTCAAAGGGCAGGCATTGGTATTAACGCAGGTAGAATCAGGGGTATCAACAGTAAAATCAGAGGTGGGGAGGTTCAGCACACAGGTGTTGTTCCCTTCCTTAAGAAATTCGAGGCAACTGTTAGATGCTGTACGCAAAACGGCATCCGAGGAGGGTCAGCTACTGTCCACTTTCCTATCTGGCATCAGGAAATCCAAGACATCATCGTCCTCAAAAACAACAAAGGAACAGAAGACAACAGAGTCAGAAAACTCGACTACAGCATCCAGTTAAGTGAACTTTTTTACCAAAGGTTTATCGACAATAAGGAAATCTCGCTTTTTTCCCCTCATGATTGTCCTAACTTGTATGAGAGTTTTGGGACCGATAAGTTTGATGACTTATATTGCGGTTACGAAGCAGATGAATCCATCTCCAGAACCACCATTGGAGCCCAAGAACTTATCCTCGACTTATTAAAGGAGAGAGCAGAGACTGGACGTATCTATATTATGAATATAGATCATTGTAATACTCACTCATCATTTAAAGATAAGATAGAGATGAGTAATCTTTGTCAAGAGATAACTCTACCAACATATCCAATTCAACATATAGATGATCATCTAGGTGAGATTGCATTATGTATTCTTAGTGCGATCAATGTGGGTAAGGTAAGAAATGATGAAGAACTAGAAGAATTGTGTGACCTTGCTGTTCGTGCATTGGAAGAATTAATTGATTATCAAGAGTATCCTGTCAAGGCAGCAGAGATGGCCACAAAGGCACGGAGATCGCTTGGAGTAGGGTTCATAGGTCTTGCACACTATCTTGCTAAGTTAGGTTATAATTATGACTCTCAAGAGGCATGGGATGCAGTTCATAGTTTGTCAGAATCTTTTCAATACTACCTTCTAAAAGCATCAAATCAACTAGCAAAAGAGAAGGGTTGGTGTGAGAATTTTGGAAGAACTAAATATTCAGACGGCATACTGCCAATCGACACTTACAAAAAAGATGTCGATGAAATAAGCAAACCAAAATATGATCATGATTGGGAATCTCTTAGAGCATCTATCTTGGAACACGGCCTTAGACACTCAACACTGTCAGCACAGATGCCATCGGAGAGCAGTTCCGTTGTGTCAAATGCCACAAACGGAATTGAACCACCAAGAGATTACTTGTCGATTAAAAAATCAAAGAAAGGGCCTCTTAAACAAGTGGTTCCGTCTTATGGAACTTTGAAAAGTAAGTATACTTTACTTTGGGATATGCCAAGTAACGATGGATATATCAAAGTTGTCGCTGTGATGCAGAAATTCTTTGATCAAGGGATATCTGGTAACTGGAGTTACAATCCAGAACAGTATCCAGACAATGAAGTGCCTATGCAAGTGATGGCAAATGATCTTCTTACTACATATAAGTATGGTTGGAAGACATCATATTATCAGAATACACATGATATGAAGAGTGACGAGATTGAAGAGGTTGAATCAAACGTGAAACCAGAATTAAATAATTTACTAAAAGATCTAAGTTCAGCAGAGGAGGAAGCGTGTGACAGTTGTGCAATCTAAGGTAGATAGTATGACCGTGTTCAATGAAGAACATGTAGATACCAAGAAACAACCTATGTTTTTTGGAAAACCACTAGGAATACAGAGATATGACTCTTACAAATACCCAGTTTTTGAGAAACTAACAACTCAAATGCTAGGATATTTTTGGAGACCAGAGGAAGTATCTTTACAAAAAGATCGTGGAGATTATCAGTCTCTTACACCAGAGCAAAAACATATCTTCACAAGTAATTTAAAGTATCAGGTTCTCCTTGACTCTGTTCAAGGTCGTGGGCCAGGTATGGCATTTCAACCATATTGTTCTCTTCCAGAATTAGAAGGTGCTATGGGTGTGTGGGAATTTATGGAAATGATTCATAGTAGATCTTACACATACATCATCAAAAATGTATATTCAGATCCTGCAGAGGTCTTTGATACCATTTTAGATGATAAAAAGATACTTGATCGTGCCAAAAGTGTGACAGAAGCGTATGATGACTTCTTAAATTATGCCCAAGAATGGGGAACAAGTAACATGTGGAAAGAAGGCCATCGTGAAAGTAGCACAGCAGCATGGGAAAGAAAAGAATTAAAAAGAAAACTTTATAGGGCAGTAGCAAATGTTAACATTTTGGAAGGTATCCGCTTTTATGTTTCTTTCGCTTGTAGTTTTGCTTTTGGTGAGCTTAAACTCATGGAAGGATCTGCGAAAATCATATCGCTTATTGCAAGAGATGAGAATCAGCATCTGGTCTTAACTCAACAGATACTAAACAAGTGGAAAGAAGGTGATGATCCTGAGATGGTTGAGATTATGAAAGAGGAAGAAGAGAACATTGTTGAGATGTTTAGGAATGCTGTTCAAGAAGAGAAAGAGTGGGCAGAGTATCTGTTCATGGATGGTAGTATGATAGGTTTAAATGGTAAATTACTATCACAATATGTTGAGTGGATCGCCAATCGTAGAATGAAATCCATAGGTCTTACACCTCTATATGATATACCATTGAGGAACAATCCCCTACCGTGGACACAACATTGGATCAGTTCTAAGGGTCTACAGGTAGCACCACAAGAGACAGAAGTAGAGTCATATGTGGTTGGTGGGATCAAACAAAATGTTAAAAAGAACACATTTAGCGGTTTTAAATTGTAATTTTACCTTAAATACTGGTATCTAATGTTACATCTATATGAATGGTCGTCTAACGAAGATCTTTATGAAGTCTCGTCTTCTTAAAATTAAAGAAGGCATTCACAATAAGTCGTGGTATCCAGAGTGGAATGATAAGGAAAGATGGGCAGCTCAACTTGCCCTAAATAATGCATTGGATATCCTTGACGAGTATGAGTATTGACTATGAGAATCCGTGGATATATAATGGTAAAGCATTCGAGTCTTCTGATATAGGAGATGCTTTTGGGTTTGTCTACTGCATATCATGTAATGAGACTCAACGTGAATATATCGGAAGAAAATACTTTTGGCAGTTCCGAACACCAAAGGGAAAGAAACGCAAAGTAAAATCTGAATCTGATTGGAAAAAATACTATGGCTCGTGCCCTGAACTTAAGGAAGAGATTATCCAACTGGGTAAACAAAATTTTAGTAGAACTATCTTATCATTACATAATACAAAAGGCCAAACAAACTTCGAGGAAACGAGACAACTCTTCGTCAAAGGAGTTCTTACCGAGTCACTTAGCGACGGAACACCGAAGTACTACAATAGTAACATCCTCTCAAGATACTTCAGAAAAGACTATTATGATGCTGGAT